CGACTTTCAGCCTGGCTCGATTGATGATCAAGGCAGGCTTGATGAGAAGGCTAAAACTGAATGCCCGGGGTGTGGTCATGTCTTCACGCCCTGAACTCAAACTTGATTGGTGCACTCATGAGGCAGCAAAATATGCTGTTGAGCATTGGCATTACTCTAAGTCCCTTCCGGCGGGGAAGTCGGTAAAAATTGGTGCATGGGAAAGCGGACGGTTCATAGGCTGTGTCTATTTTTCACTTGGAGCAAATCAGAACATTCACAAGCCGTACAGCTTAAAGCCTGTCGAGGTCTGTGAATTGACAAGGGTGGCTCTCGGAAATCACGCAAACGAAGTCAGCAAGATCTTGGCTCTTGCGATCAAGTTTCTGAAAAAGGCTTGCCCAGGAATTCGGCTTGTCGTCAGCTACGCAGATACAGGGCAAGGTCATCATGGCGGGATTTACCAGGCTTGCGGATGGCCGTTCACAGGAACGCACGGCGGTGAGTCTAATGTCGTCGTGAATGGCCGAATGATGCATCGAAGGCAAGCATACAGCCTTTATGGAACAAATCTGCCTGAAGGATCTCGGAATGTCCCGAAGTCAGCAAAGCACAAGTATCTCATGCCCCTTGATGACGAGATGCGAGCCAAGATCGAACCACTCAGACAACCGTATCCAAAACGCGTTCGAAGTGCTGACAGCGGCACGTCTGGCATCCAGTCAGAAGGGGGCGGTGCGACTCCGACCCGAACGCTTCTGAACCCGCCACTACCCCCAATGGAAAAACAGTGACGCATGCCACCGAACCTCCAAAACCTTAAACCGTGGCCCAAAGGCGTCTCTGGAAACACCGGTGGTCGTCCAAAAAAGCCGCTCCAGATCGCCCTCGAAGCAGAGCTGGAATCTAAGCCAGAACTGCTACGGGCGATGGTCCAAAAGGGCCTGAAGATGGCTCTGGAAGGTGACTTCCGTTACTGGTCAGCAATCTGGGACCGGATGGACGGCAAGGTGACGACGAACATCGAAATCAGCGATAAACCCCAAATCGACTGGGCAAGTCTCGATAATGAGTGCGACACGCCACCACGCAAAACAGTTAATTCCAAGGGGCCTAAACCGCTTCCTTCAAGCGGCAACACCAGCACACCAGTGGTCGCCCGAACACTTGGCGGAATGCCGCCGGGCGCTGGACAGGGTGACGACCGGTGATTGCAAACGGTTGATGCTCTTCTTGCCGCCCAGGCACGGCAAGAGTGAGCTGGCAACGATCCATTACGCTGGTTACAGGTTATTGCTGGACCAGAGTTTACGGGTGATCATTGGAGCCTACAATCACTCTCTTGCCTGCACTTTCTCGCGTCAGACACGCCGGATCGCCAAGGAATTCGGTTTCGAGTTTTCCGACGACCAAAACAAACAGAATCAGTGGTCAAGTGAACACGGTGGCGGGCTTTATGCGGTTGGTGTCGGCTCTGGTGTCACAGGCTACGGTGCTGATTTGGTCATTATCGATGACCCAGTGAAGTCGCGTGCTGAGGCCGAATCACCCACCTATCGTGCCAGGGTGATGGATTGGTTTCAAAACGACCTCTACACACGCCTTCACCCTGGTGCGGCAATCGTCCTGATCATGACACGCTGGCACTCTCTCGACTTGGCTGGCCAATTGCTCGAACAGGCCAATGACGGTGGCGAACAGTGGGATGTGGTCAGCCTTCCGGCCATTGCTGAAGCGGATGACCTGATCGGTCGTCAGCCCGGTGAGGCGCTGTGGCCGGAACGGTATTCCGTGGAAGACTTCGACCGGATCAAAAAGACCGTCGGTTCCTACGCCTTTTCAGCCCTCTATCAGCAGACACCCACGCCACGTGATGGCGGTTTCTTTCGACCGGAATGGTTCAGGATCATCGATCCATCGCCGATACCACTCAACTCCAACTCATGCCGAGCATGGGACACAGCCGCAACGGTCGGTGGTGGTGATTACACTGCCGGTGTGTGGATGTGCAGGACCGGCGACATCTACCGAATCAAGCACGTTTCACGCGGGCAGTGGTCGCCTGCTACCCGTCGCACAATTCAGCGTCAGATTGCTGAGACTGATGGCCGCGAAACGATCGTCCATCTGGCACAAGACCCCGGCTCCGCGGGTGTCGATCAGGTCCAGCACGATACCCGCAACCTGATCGGTTATGGAGTCATCAGCAAACGCCCCACAGGCTCAAAAGAAGTGCGGGCTATGCCAATGGCCGCTGCTTTTGAATCCGGTTCGATTGAGCTGGAAAAAGGCGACTGGAACCGTGATTTCATCGACGAATTGTGCTCATTCCCAACCGGCAAGCATGACGATCAAGTCGATGCTGCTGCCGACACGTTCAGCTATCTCTCCTCAGTACAACCGTTCAGATGGGTCTCCTAAACCACTATGGCAACACTGTTCGACAACATCCGAGACCGGTTCACCAAGTCCGTGAGGGCTGGCGTCACTGCCAACACCGCCGATATTGCCGCGTCATCATGGTCGGTGGATATGATGACTGGCTTATCTAACGATTACATGACGCTGGCACGCCCTTACACACAGGTTTCTGTGGTTCAGGCCGCGATACAGGCGATGCGTCGCAACGCTACCAAAGCCATCATGCAGGTGGGCTATTGGGACGAGGATGGCGGGTTTAAGCCGGTCGATCACCCTTTGCAATACCTCTGGCAGCGTCCGTCACCGGGTGAGTCAGATGCGACCGTGCTGGAGCACCTGTACGCCAGCCTATGCGATAACGGCAACGCTTATGTGCAGGTGATCACTAACACCGCTGGCAATGCGGTCACTGAGTTGATGCCAATCCCGTCGCCCTGGATCATGCGTCCGATCATGGGCGAAAGCATCAACGAGGTGATCGAATATCCAGTGATGGGAAGCGATTGGGGCCGAGCTTACAACTACAGTGTTCCCGCCGAATTGATGCTGGCCTACCGTCAGGGGCGGTCATCTTATGCCCAATCGCGTGGCGTTTCGGTGCTCGATTCTGTTGTTGCTGAGATGGCACTGGTCAAAATCATCGGTCAATACGAGACGACTGTTCTGAGCCGATCCGGCGTGCCATCGTTGATCGTGTCGCTCAAAACGGTCGGCAATCTATCCGACCTGCAACTCTCGCAAGTCCAGTCTGATCTGGCACGGGCAGTGAGCGGTAAAGCGGTGGGCAGGCCATTCGTTGGGACTAGCGAAATGGATATCAAATCACCGGGCTTTTCGCCCAAAGATTTATCTGTCAGCGAAATGGCCGATTTAGCCACCGCCCGCATCTGTGGTGTGCTAGGATGGGCACCTATGAGCCTCAAACAGCCGGATACAGGCAGGACTTACAGTAACTTGGTTGAGGCTAACAAGGCATCATGGCGGGACGCGGTGATTCCGTTCCTCGACTTGGTGGCCGGTGAACTCACTCGATTGGTGCAAACGCTTCCCATTGCCTGCGACGGCGTGACATCGCAGCCTAATCCAGAGCTGTGTGTGAGGTTTGACACGTCTCAGATCGAAGAGCTGTCCGTTGATAGAAAAGCACTAATGGACATCGCCACGGCTGGTGTCGGTGCAGGAATCTTTACCATCAACGAAGCGCGTGCGACTTTGGGCCTTGGTGAGCTGGAGGAAGTTCCGGCGGCTGAGGCTGTGGAGCCGGAAGAACCTGCGGAAACTGAGACACCCGATGTGGAAATGGAGGCGGAATAAATGGCCGGAACATACAACCTTGAGATTGAAGCCGGTGCCACATTCGCCCGTTCGCTTCAGTGGAAGTCCGCTAACATCGCCGTCAACCTGGCCGGATGCACGGCACGGTTGATGGTCCGCACATCTTACGCGGATGCCAACACGACTCTGTCACTCACTTCCCCATCGGCTTGCCTATCCATCGCCAACGCGACCACTGGAAACATTGCAATCAGCCTTGACCCTGCTGTGACTGCCAATCTGGTCAACGGAGTTTACGACCTCGAAGTCCTGTTTGGCAGCGGTGCGGTCACACGGCTTTTGAGCGGCACACTGACCGTATCACCGGAGGTGACACGTGTCTGATATCGTCGTAGTCACGGAAACCCGCGTCGATGTGGTGACGGTCACAGGCAGCGGCACGACCGACACCATCCAAGTCACTGGTGATAAGCAAATCGAAGTGCTGACGATGGGTGTACAGGGACCGCAAGGCCCCGGCTCAGTCTTATCGCCAGCGACCACCACCACTCTTGGCGGGGTCATTGTTGGTGATAATCTGTCGATCAACGCCAATGGGCTGCTGTCGGCTCAGAACGGGATGATCGAGATTTCGAACGTCACCTACGGGGTGAGCCAGATACCCAACGGACTTGGAAGTAGCAATGCTCGATACGTTGCTGGCCTGAGGGCCAACCGAACAACAGCGGGCCAAAACAACAGTACCGTCCTGTTAGAGTCATATTCTGGTTTGGCATATAATCCAATTACCAGTGTTGCAGGGGGACACGTTGCTGGGTATACCCAGACTTACAACGATCCGGCAATGGACATTGGTAAAGAGCAACTTGAAGTCGTGGGGGCAACCCTAAGATATGCCAGGACGGATCGGTCTGGGAACCTTAGCTTTACTGCCGGGTTTAATGTCGCTGCTTTTGGTGGTGCAAGATTATACTTCAAAAACTATATTGACGACATTTCGACCGATATGCAAGTCGATGGCGCAGGAGTCACGATATTGACCAACGGACTCGTCACGGTAAATGGCGACGAGGTAGTTACGCTCGAAGTTGCGAAAACTCTGTTTGCACCTCTGACATTCAAGGGGTCCTGACATGTCTTTAATCTTTGGCAAGCAACACAAAGGTGTTATTCAAGAGTTTCCAAACAATGGAACCCACTGTGTCGGCGGGTGGCAATACGTTGTTGCCAACCTACCCACAGGCCAGACGGATTCTAACGGGACCGCGATTTACGCCAATTACCAGATCAGTAAGAATGCAGGCATGTACTCGACAGACAACCTCGGCAACGTTACGGAAATCGCTCTTTTCCCACAGAATTTCACGCTGACAACCTCATCGGCCACGCTCAACAACGTCACAGTCTGGTCAGCCAACTCAATCCTGACACGCGACTATGCCGACGGGCGATACGCTGCATCTGGCAACTATCTCACGCCCGCAAACCTAACGTACGCGAACATCACAGGCAAACCGACTCTTGCCAACGTGGCGACATCTGGGAATTATACCGACCTGACAGGCACGCCAAACTTAACGGTTTATTTGACAACTGCAAACGCCACAGCAACCTATCTCCCTACGGCAAACTACAATTACGCCAACCTTACGGGGCCGCAGGATCTGCTCGACACGGAACTGATTCGGGCTAAACTTCGTGATTACAGCGAAACCATTTCCAGCCCAACGATCTCAGCCGGAACGCTGACATTAAATCTCGAAATATCCAATATCTTTACGGTCTCGCTCAACGCAGCCATCACCACCCTGACGATCTCCAATCCTCCTGCAAGCGGTTCCGGTGGATCGTTCACACTGATCCTGACGGCTGACGGCACAGCATGGGCAGTGACTTGGCCAGCATCCATTAAATGGGCTGGCGGCACGGCTCCAACGCTGACATTGACATCTGGCAAGATCGACACGTTCGCCTTCTTCACGAGCGATGCGGGGACGAGCTGGACGGGTTATGTGGGAGGGCAGAATTTCTAATGCTATCCAACATTGTCAGGAATGCAAAAAAGTCTGGTGGTGGAGGTATCGTTCCAAGTGATCCTTACTTTAGCTCAGTCTCCTTACTACTACACATGGATGGAGCAAATGGAAGCACGACTTTTACAGATAATTCGGCAAATGTAAAAACAGTTACTGCCGTAGACGGCGCACAAATATCCACGACCCAAAGCTGTTTTGGTGGGGCAGCAGCGTACTTTGACGGCACTGGAGATTACCTGTCTCTTTCAGGCGGGATGCCATCAGGCACAGGAACTGCTTTCACAATTGAGTGCTGGGTCAGGCCAGACGACATTGAAACATACAGAACGATCATTCACAGTATTAATGGACTTGGAATTGTTCTGTCGAATCGACGGGTTCGTGTCATGCGCTATCCGCAGACGGACATCGTTATTTCTCCAGCTATTATCACAGCAGGGACTTGGTATCACGTTGCAGTCACTAGAGATACGTCGAATAACTACAAAATCTATGTCGGCGGCACGCAAGTGGCATCTGGGGCTAACGCTTTTAGCGTTACCGCAGCGACAACAATCGGATTCCCAATTCCCACCCATCGATATTTCAAAGGCTACATCGACGACTTCCGAGCAACAATAGGCGTGGCCCGCACAATCACAGTTCCAACAACCGCATTCCCCAACTCTTGAGGCTCTAGATGCAATTCTGCCAAGTCAAAAACGGTCAAATCGGATCACCTCAAGTGTTGCCAACGACCTTCGCCAACGTCAGCAACTTCCACACGCTGGACGCCGATATACTAGCTCAATACGGCTTCTACCCGTTCACGCCATCGGTTAAGCCGACAATCAATCCAGCCACAACTCGACTGCTTCAGACGTTGAAACTGGTAGGCTCGAAGGTCACTGAAACATGGGCTGTGGTCACGCTCACGCCTGATGAACAGATGGGCTATTTAAGGTCACAAAAAGCGATCCTCAAGCAACTCTTGGATCAGCACATGGATGCCCAGGTTGCACCACGCGACTTCGATTCTATTTCATCGGCCATCACATGGTTTGACAGTCCGGTACCGCAATGGGCCGCTGACGGGGTTGCCGCTAAGTCGTTCAGGCAGAGATGCTACGAAGTTGCCTACAAGATCGAATCAGACGTGCTGGCGGGACTTCGAAGTGTACCCACACCCGCCCAATTCGCCGCCGAAATGCCCGTGTTGTGGGCGATACCTCCAAATGCAAACGGAACACTATGAAAAAGTTGCTGCTCCTGCTATTTCTGGCACTGCCGGTACAAGGCTCGGAGATATTGTTTGATAATTTAGCCGAGCCGATCACGGGGCTTGTCTACACGGGCCATGATCAGTGGATATATCAGGCATTCAATTCTGGCGACTCCACCGAGCTGTGGGATTACAGGCTCAATATTTATAAGCCAGCCGGATTTACCGGATCGTTGTACCTGTCATTTTACGATCCCTTGCTGCAAAAGCCTGTGGACTGGTGGATGACCGAGATGCGATTGGAATACACTCCATCCGACCAAGTGAGCCTGATCGGGTTCTCCAACATCCCATTTTTTCACCTCGATATTCCGATGGTCCCGCATACGACTTACTACCTTGGTATTTCGGCAGATAACCCAATTGCGTGGGCGCAGAACGCAACCGGCTTGTCACTCCAAATCACTGGAAACACCGTTCCAGAGCCTAGTACATGGCTGCTCGGCATACTGTCAGCTTTGGCGATCCTCATAAGGTGCGTGAAATGAAATTCAGGACTGCTGCCACAAATTTCATCGCGTTAATCACCGCAGCCATCGTGCTGCTGTTGGTTGACCTTTACAAATGGCAGTCAGGCGGCACAACCTGGAGCGAGGCAATCTGGGAAGTCAATCAGCGATCCCTAGGCTTTGCCGTAGGAATGGGCGTTGTGCTGGGCCACTGTTTTACGGTTCCAAAGGGGGATAAATGATTATTGCAATTGCAACGCTCCTGCTCACGTTCGCCCCACCCTTTGAAGCCAAAGTAATCGCCGTTTACGATGGTGATACGATCACGGTCAGGACAGATGAAACAATCAAGATCAGGCTGGACGGCATTGACTCGCCAGAGCTGAAACAACCGTTCGGCCAAGCCAGTAAACAAGCCCTATCAGGACTGGTATTCGGCCAAAACGTCACCATCAAACCGGGCAAAAAAGACCGCTACGGACGACTGCTGGCGAGAGTTGAAATCGCTGGCAAAGATGCCAGTCTGACGATGGTCGAAACTGGCATGGCCCATTGGTATGAACAATACGCCAAACGCGATAAAGAATTACAATCCGCTCAGACACAGGCCAAGACAGCCAGCCGGGGCTTGTGGTCAGATCCCAATGTGCAACCACCTTGGGAGTTTCGCAAGAGACCGCAAACGAAAGGTGAAAAACAGTGATCAAAGATGTTTTAGGTCAGGTTAACCTTGACCAAGCACGCACAACAATCATCCGTGCTGCTATTGTGGGGGCTATTACAGCCGTGGGTGTAATCCAAGCGGATCTGCCTAAGATTGTGGATACCATCGCACCGCTTGGAATTGCAATTGTATTTGCAGTCGCCCAGCTTGCCCGTTACCTCGCGTCAGGCGATAAACTTCCACCATCACTGAGCTAACATAAATGCAACCGACTGATATTCCCACGCCGGCTGATTATTCGCTTCTCACTGTCCCAATCTGGTTCTTATATTCCGGTTGGACGGTTGCAGAAGTTGCAATTCAGCCGGAGGAATCAGTTGTGATTGCATTCATCAGGTCTATTCCCGCTATGCTGGCAACGGCAGCGGGAGTGATACAGGCGATCTATTCGATCCGCTTGAAACGTGAAAAAATGGCGATCGAAAAGGAATTGAAACTCAAAGAACTTGAGCGACGGTTCCCAGATCCCGATTGACTTCGGGATGTTCCCGAAGCAGATTTCGGGAACATCCGCAATTACACTTTAAAACAAGGCTCATCACATGCTCGCAGAATTCATCATCGTTGCCGCTCAAGCGTGCCAGAACGGTCAGTGTCCAACTACCGAGAATTCCTCGGTAGTTGCCACCACCGTGACAACCATCAACAGCACGCAAGTCGCACCAGTCGTGTTCGTTGCGATAGCTCCACAGCTTACAAGACGGCAGTTCCCGAACATCTTTCGCCGTCCAATTGCAATCGGTTGTTATGGCGGGAAATGCAAATGACACAAACCGCCTCAGCCGATGACCGCAACAACATGGGCTTTCCGCTCATTCCGTTCGCGATCCTTTGGCCCCTGATCAGGCTGGTGGCCGTGCCGCTGATTCATGCGGTATTGCCAGCCCTACTCAGGCGAATCGCTGACAATCTCGATTCCGGCGAGCCTGGTACGATCAGTGCAGACGAACTCGGCGAATTGATTGACGGTCAGAAGTCACAGATGCACGCCGTTTACAAGGGGGAATGAAAATGGACCCAGAAATCCTCGCGGCGATTGATCAGGTAGTTTCAGCCGCGAACGCTAAACTCGCCGAAGCAGCCCTGAGATCCGAAGACGAAAAGGCTCAGATAAGAAAGGCGGCTCACCTTGAGTTATTGACCGCCTTAAAAAGTCGGTTGGGCCTCTAAACTAACCCTCTTGATATTGGCAGGAATCATGCTCAAACCGTTCATCGTCACACTGCTGATATCGCTAGTCGCAATGCCCGCGATGGCAGACACGGGGCAGGCGACAAGCCTTCCCGCCATGTCAGAATCATCGTGGATGGTCGTTGACGGTGGCAACACCTACCTGATCGGCAAACAATCCGGCTCGGTACTGATCCTGCGGTCTGGTGACGAGCCGCGACCACAACCACGACCGATCCCGATCCCGATCCCTGATACCATCACGGGCGTCAAGTGGTTGAGCGTGATCGTTGACACAGACAACCCCGATCAAGCAGCGTGGCGCACCGATTCCGCCCTCAGAACAGAGGTCGAACGCAAGGCGATAAACTACCGATCGTATCTGACGACAGAGGCCGATATCGACAGCCTTGGATTTCGGGCGTCACTACAGGCCACCGGCACGCCGTGTGTGATATTGCAGGACGCAGCCGGTAAGCTGGTCAAGGTGATTCGACCCACCAGCCTGGCCGATATTATGGCGATCTTGGAGGCGATCAAATGAGCCAGCCAACGATCATCAGTTACGGGGGAGGCATCAACAGTACCGCACTCGTGATAGCGATGGTCAAGACGGAACAGGCTTTTGACGCTGTCATCTTTGCCGACACGGGAGCCGAAAAGGATTCGACTTACGCGACAGTCCAGAAACTATCTGACTGGCTAGTGTCAAACGGACATTCAGAAATCATTCAGGTCAGAAAAAAAGAGTCGCTGGAAGACTACTGTTTAGACCGCAAAATGCTGCCCTCACTCGCTTACGGGTTTAATCAATGCTCCGGTGATTACAAGATCAAGCCGATACACAGGTGGGTAAAGAATTGGGAACCGGCAGTTGAGTGCTGGAGCGGTAAAGAGAAGGTCATTAAGTGCATCGGGTTCGACAACGGGCCACGGGATCTGGCACGCTCCAAGAAGTTCCGCGACGACTATCCAAGCAAATACCAATTACGATATCCGCTAATCGAGATGCAATTAGACCGAAGGCTTTGCGAGTCACTCATCAAGAACGAGGGAATAGAAGTCCCTGAAAAGTCGTGCTGCTTCTTCTGTCCTGCCCACAAGAAATCTGAGGTGATCGAATTGTCAAAAAATCATCCTGACCTGTTCGCAAGGGCTATCGCCTTGGAAGACACAGCGAAAGAAACACTTACAACCGCCAAAGGTTTGGGCCGGAATTTCTCTTGGAAGACTCTCGTAGAGAATGATGCGATGCAATCGAATTTCCTTCGCGACGACGAACCTGAACTCAGTTGCGTGTGTGGAAGATGAGCCAGCCTGAACTATTCCCTTGCTTCGGCCACGATTGGCGGGGCATGGGCAACCGCCCACCGTCGATCAGTCTCAAACTCGGTTCACAACCACTCCCGGCCATCCCACAAAGCGAATGGGTGGAATTCGATTTAACGAAGTCAGATAACTTCCCAATCAAGATCAAAGATCAAGGCCAGTTTGGTGCCTGCAATGGGCACGCCGCAGCCACATCGCTGGAGGTGGCTCGCTGGATTGCCGGTCAGCCGCATATCGAACTGTCTCCCTGGCTGATCTATGCCGACTTGTGCCGTGGCTGGGACACCGGGTCAAGCATTGCCGAGGCGTTGCAACTCTTGGAGAAGTCAGGCACTTGCGAGACTTCGCTGGTTCCATTCGGCACAATCAACCCGTCCTCAGTCAAGCAACAGGCACGCAATGACTGCAAACGGTTCAAAATTGAAATCGGTACGACGCTCCTGACGTGGGATGATTTGTGCGTTGCAACGCAGCTGCGAAGACCGTTCAATTTCTCTGTCCCAGTCAACAGCGGCTTCAACGCACTCGACGCCAACGGCTGCCCGTCCAACAGGTCAGGCTCGCACAATCACGCTGTGATGGGCGGACTAGGGATGCGGAAGGCCAGCGATGGGCAATGGCTAATCAGGTGGCAAAATAGTTGGGGCACGCGATGGGGCCAAAATGGGCGTGCGTGGTTGTGCGAAAAGAATATTCAAGGATGGGGTTTTGATGCCTATTCCGTCTCGGCAATTGCAACGATCACGCCTGACACGGCACCCGCAATAAATTAAATGAAACGCAAAACACCTAAGAGCAGGCTCAATGCCATGCCAAGCGGCACGGAGTTGGAGCGTATTGCCCGCCGCATCCTGACGGAACTGGGCAACAACGTGGCAAGACCGTGGCTCGCGATTTACGACCGTAAGAAGGAAGCCGACCCGTTCACCGCACCATTGGACATGGCTGGCAAATTCATTCCCGTCATCGAGGCATGGATCGACCAGTCAGGCCGGTCACTGCTGGTGTCGCTTGATCAGCAGGATGCCGATCAATGGCTAGTCCGTGCTCCTGAGGTGCTTCAAGCCGCTCGCGAGGCTGTTCTGGACCTGTGTAACGAGACCATCGAACAATTCACCAGCGACACGCTCAAGACGCTGGAAGGCATGCGTCTGGATATCGCAGCGTCCATTGAATCCGGTGAAACGGCGGGCGAATTGACTGACCGAATCAGCACTTGGATCAAGGACAATGCACGCTGGCGAGCACGGCGGATTGCAATCACCGAATCAGCACGGGCTTACAACACCGGACTGGTTAAGGCCGCCGAAAGCCTTGATTTCATTGCCGGATGGGAGTTACTCGTCTCGGGTGACGCCTGCCCCATGTGTCACATGATTTATCGGCTGTGCCCGATTATCCCCAAGGGCGGGACATTCGGAACGAACGGTAACAATAAGACCTACAAGGACCTGAAGTTCCCGCCTTTCCATCCCGGTTGCGTACTAGGCGAAACGCCCGTCATTACCTCTGGTTTGATTTCCGCCATGTCTGCCAAGTATCAGGGCAGCTTGGTGAGGGTTTGCACTGCTGACGGAAGCGAATTCACCGTCACCCCGAATCACATGATATTGACCTCTAGCGGATGGGCGTCTGCCCAAGACCTTCGAGAGGGTGACGATATAATCCGCAGCACGGCCATCCAAATGGACCCCCTTACCCCACTTGGTAGTTACCCAAACGATAACAACTGTCCAGCCAATGCTGAGCAGGTGTTCGACGCGATCCGCATGGCGAGCGCCGTGCCGCCCCGAAGCGTGCCAGCTTCCCCCGTAGATCTCCACGGCGATGGGAGAGGTTGTCATGGCAATATCGACATTGTAGATGCCGAACGCCTTCTGAGCAGTGAACGCGACGCCTCTTTCGGTCAACAGCCGTCCGAGTTGCCTCTCGTGGTCGCTGGTCGCTATTCCGCCGATACGCTCAACAGTCTTGGCTCTCTTGACACGTTCCTCGATGCTTGCCTTTCGGCCACAGGCGGCCTTGTTGGCCGATCTCGTGAGGACGCTGCGGCCCTCTGGGGACAGTCGCGACATCCGGACAACATTAGCCTCGGAGCCGGTGCGGATGGGGAGGCTCATCCTTTTAAGTCGGAGTGTGATTCCAGACCTAGACAAAGCGAAATCCTTCGACATCTTCAGGACGCTGTCCCCGGACTCGTAAGCTGCACGAAGATCGTCAAGATTGATATCAGTATATCGCAAGGTGTAATTCCTGTTTACGATTTTGAAACATCACAAAGCACCTACATTATAGCAAACGGAATCGTTTCAAGCAACTGCCGCTGTTCGCTGCTGGAAGTATTCGACGACGAGATGCCAAAGAACCTCAAACCGCCCGTCAAGCCCGGTGAAAACGGCTACTTAAGACCATCTGAAGCAGATTACGAAACGGCTGATCAAGGCGGTTATTTATCGGTTGCAATCGGCAACGCGAAGTCGTTCACAAAAACTGGCAGAATTCTGGAGTCCTGATACATGGATCTGATGACAAAAGCAATCGAATCAGGCTTGTCAGAGTCTGATTCAGGGGGCTTTACAGCCTATGCAAGCCGGTTTTTGAACATTGACCGGCAAGGTGACATGATCCTGCCGGGTGCCTATAACAAGGCCCTGCCAGAGTTTCTGGATGATGGCGGGGTGATACTTGCCGACCACATCAATAAGACGATGTCCGTGGCTGCCACCATGCGTGATGCACGCGAGGACCGCAACGGACTGCTGGTCGATGGCTCATTTTCGGCCACGGAAACAGGCCAGCGAATACGGCAACTGCTGAAGGAAAAAGCCGTCAATAAAATGTCGATTTCATTTCGGGCCGCCTCTCGCAAGATCAAGGAAGCGGATGTGCTCGAAATCTGGAACCGCTACAACTACAAGCCCACAGGCACTCAGAAGCAACTTGCCAAGAGTGGAGCGAATTTGATTTCCGAGGTAAATGAAATCCTCGAAGTTTCATTTGTGCCGATCCCAGCCAATAAAGACGCTGGAATTCTCACGGTGAAATCACTTGAAACACCGACCCCGGTGGTGGATGCCGATCGCCTGCTGGAACTGTTCCAACGGGCTGAATTGGCTGATTCGATTCTGACCGCCGCCAAGCGGTAAACGAAAGGTCCTGCTATGAGTATTGCATCTGCTTCTGAAATCCGTTCGGCGGCCACAATCGCCGAAGATCGCCTTGTTTTGGCCAACAAAGTCAAATCGCTGCGAGATGAAATGATCGCCGGTTCGGACGAAATCCGCTCCGAAAAGTCTGGTGAATTGCAATCGACCATTGACCAACTTGAAGCCTGTGACGGGCAATATCAACTGGTCAAGGCGCTTGAAAATGCGAACGCAATGGTTGAAAAGTATTCGCAACAACCTCAACGCCCACAGGCCACAAGTAAGGCCGCTGTACTTGACCGTCAGTCTGGCCAGGTCGTTTCAGGTGGCGAGCTTGCCACACTCTCAGACGCTGAGGTCATGGGCAGTTACGACTACCACAAGGCCTTTGAGTCGTTCCTCGGTGCGCGTGGTAAGTTGGAAGATGTCAAGAGCCGCAATCATCGCGATGTCCTTGAACGGTACGGCAAGGGTGGCGATAGAACTTTGTCACCAAACGAGATCTTCGCCCCGTTTCGCAAGGATATGTACCTTGCCTCGACCAGTCTGGGATCGAACGCCGTAGCCCCTGATTTTCGCTTCGATATCATCACGCCTCGGACTGTCCAGCCCGTGATGCCGCGAATCTGCCAAACCCTTTCCACGAACGTCAGTTCGGTGACGATCCCCAAGAATAACGATGTCAATTCTGACACACGTTATGGCACGACTTTCCGCCCAACGAAAGGTGAAAGCCCGAACGGAACCGCGAACCAGAAGGACACCGGGCCGTTTGGCCAAATGGTGATTAATGCAAACACCGGCTCGATGTTTGCGGATGTCTCTCGTGACTTTTTTCAAGACGCGCCGGGTCTGTCCAGTTATCTCCAAGGCGAGGCATCAAAAGCCTTTGCCGCTGTTCTGGATGACGAGATCATCACCGGTGTCACCGGCTCGATTCAGGCCGAGGGGATCCTGACCAACACCAACATCGGTATCACCAAGACCGGCGTGGCAAACACGCTGACAGGTCCGAAGATCACGGATGCCTATTACGCGTTTCGCCAACAGTACAGCCCCAACCTGTCATGGGTGATGGCTCGCGGCACGCACGGTAAGCTGTTGCAACTCTTGGACGGTGCTAACCGCCCATTGTTCCTGCCAAACAGTTTGGCTGGATACACGCAGTCCCCACAACCGGACATCCTTGGATCTCCAGTTTACTTCAACGAATTCGTTCCAGCCTCTGGGTCGGGATCGCCGAAGTCAATTATCGTCGGCAATTTCAGCGAGTATTTCTTGCTTCTGCGTCAGGGCTTTACGGTTCTGGTCGATGATATTTCGATGGCCTACAAGAACCGAATTCGGGTTTCATTCAGCTACCGTTTCGGCGGCGCTGTGCGTGATCCTAAGGCTTTCCAGATCGTTCACGAAGCTGTTTGAGTTTGGTTTGTCGGTTTGGTAGTCAGCCCGGCGGGTCCTTCCCTGCCCGCCGGGTTTCATTTACATTTTGAGGCAAATCATGGCCGCTTACATCTCGCAATCTGAAGCCACAACCTATACCGATGTGATCGGCACCTGGTCCGCTGCCGCCGCCGTGGCCTACCTGTCAGCGGCATCGTCATTGATCGACCAATATTGTGCCCGGTCCTTTTTGCCTGCTGATTTGACAGCCGATGTCAAGTTGGCGATTGCATTGACGGCGGTGCACCTGAGAACGGCGGGACAAAATCCCGGCATCCTGACCAGTGAACGAATTGGCGATTACTCTGCGACCTACCAGATGTCCACCACCGGCGGCGGTTTACCTGCGATGGCGGTGCAACTGTTGCAACCTTATCGAGTGGTGGTGATCGGATGATCAACGCGACATTTAAACTTGATTGGCAGGGTGGTGCATTTGCAGCCCGATTACAGGGCGAACTTAGACAGGCCGTCCAGAAGTCAGCCAGGCTAGTGCGAAGGGCGGCAGTTGTCCTGTTGAACGTGACTGGCAAGGCAGCGACACGCGATTTGAATCGCTCGTCAAGCAAGGCTTTCAAGGGTTTAAACAAGACCCAAAAGAATGCCCTGATATTCTCAAACGGAATGGCCAAAATCAAGGGTCTGAAAACGATTAAAAGCGTAAAGACCGGTGCATCACTCACGATGGGCGGTTCGCATAACGGAATGAAGGGGATTTATTGGTACGGTTCACCGCTCAATCGGTGGGTACAATCGTCACCGGCTGGATCACCACCGCATAAACAACACGGCGATCTACAGAAAATCAACATTGAATACAGTCAAGGTGACTACAAAGCTAGGATCGGTCCGCAGCAAGGTTTGAAGTACGCCAGAATCCAAGAACTTGGCGGCAAGGGATTAATCAGACTTCCACCACGTCCGTACATGCGGCCGGCGTTCGAGTCGCAACAGGAAGCGATCATGTTTCAATTCGCCCTAGCACTTCAGAGGGCTGCGAAATAATGCGAACGCCTCACGTAATCAACTACTTCGCAGCCATAGAAACCGTCTCCGCAACACTCGGAGGGATCAACCGAACCTATCCGGCCACCGGTGTCGCGATGTCCGCGTTCGTTCAATTCCGAAGCGATTCCGTTGCAATTGTAAACCAGTCTGAAGGCAACAACGTGATGGCGGCAATCTACGTCAACGGTTTGTTCGCTGCCAAGGCTTATGACCGGATCAACTACAACGGCGTCTGGCTTGAAGTCATGGCCGTAGTGCCCGGCAATGGGCCACGTGGGACCATGTACACCCGATTAAATGTGGGGGCGAACGAACAGATTTGAATATCAATACCACAATCCAGAATATCCGCTCGAAATGGGCCACGATATTCCCGCTTTTGCCGCTGTCGTTTCAACTGGCGCCCGGCACCGCCAAGCCACCTTACGCGGTTCTGAGGCTTTCGAGCATCACGCCAAACGAGCCGACCACCACCTACCGTGATTGGCAAATGACAGGCACATTTCACCTGTTCGATATCTCTGATACTGCAATCATTGCAAACACTCAGACTCTGGTCGATGCGTTCGACCGTGGTGCCATCACGGGCATTGATTCGTCGTTAGTGCAATCCGCCGAGATCGACGTAAACTACACCGATCAAGGTGCTTTGTGGTCCTCATCTGTCCCTGTTGAATTCCGCTGGACTACCTGACCCGAAAGGCTTGAACCATGCCATCTACGCCCAAGACCACGTTCTTTTCCACCACCGTCACGTTTGGTGGTGCGTCCATCGCAGCTGCCTCGGCAAGCTATACCGAATCGGTCGAATTGGCCGATACGACCACAACCGCCGATGCTGGCTACAAGTCTGTTACGCCTACGCTCAAAGATCGAAAAGCCACCGTCACCACATATGTCGGATCAGCCAACAGCACACTACCGGCGATGGGGGCCAACGGCTCGCTCTCGTGGACCGGTGGTGGGGCTGCGTTTCCGGCCTATGTGCAGGATATTTCGTACGGCCAGGCACAAGTCAACGGGGCTATTCCCGTGACAATTACGTTTCAGGGGAACGGTAATTGATTCATGGCTAATCCTGCAAAGATCGCGAATCCTGTCCTTACTCGCGATTTCAACGGCACACCTTACAGGGTGGGGAAACTCACCCTGGGGGCCGCCCTTGAAATCGAGTCGTATTTGTCTGAACTCAAAACGCCCTATGAAATCCTTCAAGATTCCAAGGCGTTGGAACAGATCGGTAAGGAACTGGCTGATCAGCTTGTTTCCAAGGCACTTCAGGAGACTCACTTTTGGCCACCTGATGCCATCACGGCGTTATGTTCCCAGAAGTTCCTCGTGAAAGCCGACTTCGGGATTGCATTTCTATCGGCGGTTTTGCGGCACTATAACCCGCACTTACAGCCGAATGAAATCTTGGTGATCGCCAAAAACGCCACCACGACCGATGTGGTCGAGATGCAATTGATTGCATTTGGAGCAAATGAAACCGACCCAAAAGACGAGAACGCCGCAGGTCAGCCGACGATGGCGGACCTCGCGAGCGAACCGATTGGAGTCGCATCATCGCCTATATGATGAGCGAGATGCACGTCGGCTACAAAGACTTGATGGATATGCCTGTTACGGCACTGTTTGAGATCATGGACGGTGCTTCACGCAATCGAGGGGATTGATATGTCTACGAGCGTCGGAAATCTCTCGGTTGAACTTGGGATATCAGATGACCAGCTCAGGGCCGGGCTTGCACAAGCGGTTGTGCAGGCTCAGCAGGCTGGTCAGAAGATGCAAGCGGCATTGAATAAATCGACCGCAGGGCCAAGTCAGGATGCCGAGGCACAAAAGCACCGCAACATGGCGCTTCTGCAAGCCTCCCGCGGTGTGCAGGATTTTCAGGCTGGTG